TGGCATAAAGACATTCAGTATAACTAACAATATGGGTACACTCTTGTGGAATTGTTACAAGGTATCCTGTACTGTTGGTGGTAGCACCCGTGTTCACTTGTCTGTAGATGACATAAAGGCTGGGTTTAAAGGAACTAACACTAACAGTGAGGATGCCTTTGTTCTGCCACAATATGTACTGCCCCGTAGAGATATGCTGTACATGAATAGATGGTGTGCTAGATGGCAGCTAGATCAGGATGAACTTAATCTTATGTATGATGTCAAAGAGGATCGTGTTGTATTTCCCGTAATGAATGAGGGCAGGATGGTAGATGCCACCGGCAGAACATTGTCTAAGCGAATACCTAAATGGAAAAGGTATGGAAATAGTGGCTTGCCATACACACATGGCTGTGGTAAAGTGGCTGTAGTTGTTGAGGACTGTGTGAGTGCAGCCGTTGTTGGTTACGGTTCCTTTGTCGGGGTTGCACTTCTTGGAACATCTCTCCAAGATTCGCATAGAAGGTATCTCGCACAGTTCTCAACAGCCATCATAGCGTTAGACCCCGATGCGCTTCCTAAGACTTTACAGATGGCAAAAGAATTACGTGGACATGTGAAAGATGTTCGTGTACTAAAATTAGAAGATGATATAAAGTATCGTAACCCGACAGATATGGAGAAGTTAAATGGAATTATCACTGATTAGAAGCCTTATGGACAGAGAGTTCTATGACGAACATCGTGGCTCACGTTGCCCTGATCGTCTGTTCAGTAAGGATGTACGGAAGATTAAACAGACTATCGACACAGCAATGGATCGCTACGAGCGTACCGTTACACCTGATGAGATAGAGGCATTGTTCATGGCGAACAATCCAACGATGACAACAGCACAGAAGCAAGCCTTCTCATCCCTGTTCTCTAGCATCAAGCGTGAGCAGCCAATGGGTGGCGACGTAGCGCAAGAAGTATTGTCTAAGCTATTTCAACAGGTTATCGGTGAGGACATCGCTAATCTTGGCTTCGATTATGTCAACGGTGACAGGTCTAGTCTTGAGCCTCTGCGTCAAATGCTAGAACAGTATGGTGATGACTTTACGCCTAACTTAAAGATTGAGTGGGATGACATCGAACTGGAGACACTACTAGATCGTAATGATCTTGAGGCACGTTGGACATTCAACATACCTCACCTCACACGTAGGGTAGAGGGTGTCAATGCTGGTCACTTGATTGAGGTAGGCGCACGTCCTAATACTGGCAAGACATCGTTTCATGCCAGCCTGATTGCTAGTCCGGGTGGCTTTGCACATCAGGGTGCCAACTGCATTATTCTGTGTAATGAAGAGGGCTATCATCGTGTAGGTGCCAGATATTTGACAGCAGCTACAGGCATGACGATGCGAGAGATTAAGGCTAATCCAAGTAAGGCCCGTGATCTGTATGCACCTGTGAAGGAACGTATTAAGATTAAGGATGCAACAGGACGCGACATGGCATGGGTGGAGAGCATTTGCAAGGCATACAAGCCTGACATAGTTCTGCTAGACATGGGTGACAAGTTCGCCAAGACGGGTGGATTTGCCCGTCCTGATGAGGCACTAAAGGCTAATGCAATTCATGCACGTATGATTGCCAAGCAGCATGAGTGTGCAGTCTTTTATATGTCGCAGCTAAGTGCAGAGGCAGAGGGTAAGACAATACTCAATCAGAGTATGATGGAAGGATCAAAGACAGGCAAGGCTGCTGAAGCTGACCTTATGCTTCTGATAGCTAAACATGCAGCAGTCCAAGGGCAGGAAGAGGATAATCCAGAGCGTCACTTGAATGTTGTGAAAAATAAATTAACAGGATGGCATGGCGATATTGCTTGTATGCTTGACTATAGAACAGCGAGGTATACAGCATGAAACTAACACTAGACGTAGAGAATACAACGACAGAGCGTAATGGCAAGCTACACCTTGATCCCTTTGAGCCAGAGAACTCACTTACGATGGTGGGTATGCTAACAGATCAAGGTGATGAATATAGACTGGCATTTGACCACGATGAATATGATCCTAGTGGATGCGTAGATAAACAAGGTACTGTTTGGTCATCTGTAAATAACAACAGGATATGGGTACAAAAACTTCTTGACCAAGCTACCATCATCATTGCACACAACGCAGCATACGATTTACTGTGGCTGTGGGAGTCAGGCTTTAAGTATGATGGCCCTGTCTTTGACACAATGCTTGGTGAGTATGTATTGCAGCGGGGTGTCAAAGAGCCTTTATCCCTTGAGGCATGTGCTAACCGATATAATCTTGACACTAAGAAGCAAGACACATTGAAGGAGTATTTCAAGAAGGGGTACAGCACACGCAATATACCTCTTAATGAGTTAGATGAATATCTGTCTGCTGACCTGCATTCTACGCAGCAACTAGCTGACAAGTTAATGATGCAACTGCAGTCATCCAGCAGCAACTTGATGGACACAGTTACGCTAACCAATCAAGTGTGTGTTACACTGGCACGTATCTATCAACGTGGGTTCAAGGTTGACTTGGATGTGCTTGAGGATGTACGTCAAGAGTTTGAACAGGAGAAGCGTCAACTTATTGACGACTTGCAGGTACATGTTCGTAAGGTAATGGGGGATACGCCTATCAATCTTAATAGTCCAGAGCAATTGTCATGGGTAATCTATGGTCGTAAGGTTATAGATAAAAATGATTGGGCTGTGCATATTGATCCCTACATTGACGATAAAGAGTTTCGTCAGCTTGTTGCCACACGAACACAACGTATGTACAGAACAAAGGCTGTGCAGTGTAAGGAATGTTTTGGCACTGGTTACATACGTAAGATAAAGAAGAATGGTGAGCCGTTTGCCAAGCCAAGCAAGTGTCCTGTATGCCATACAGAAGGCTACTTGTTCAATCCTACTGACACACAGGCTGGCTTCAAGTTCAAGCCACCTACAGCTAAGTGGGCATCTGCCAATGGCTTCTCTACTAGCAAGAATAACTTGCAACTGCTAGAGGCAGGTGCTAAGTCTAAGGGTATGGATGATGCAGTAGACTTCTTATCAAAGGTTAGACGATTAAGTGCTGTAGATACATACCTGTCATCGTTCGTTGATGGCATCAAGAACTACACTAAGCAGGATGGTATGCTGCACGTAAGTCTGTTACAGCATCGTACATCTACAGGCAGACTGTCTGGTGCTAATCCTAATATGCAGAACATGCCACGTGGCGGCACGTTTCCTGTAAAGAAAGTATTTGTGTCACGATGGGAAGGTGGTAAGATACTTGAGGCTGACTTTGCACAGCTTGAGTTTCGTGCTGCTGCTTACTTATCACAGGATGGAGTTGCAATTGAAGAAGTTTCTACTGGATTTGATGTACACGCATACACCGCTAAAGTTATTACCGATGCTGGTCAGCCTACGAGCAGACAGGATGCGAAGGCGCATACTTTCGCGCCGTTATATGGCGCATCGGGATATGGTCGCACAAAGGCAGAGGCAGCGTACTACGAACACTTCACAGACAAGTATCAAGGAGTGGCCCGTTGGCATTCTACCTTGGCGACGGAAGCGTTGAACACAGGAAAGATTACAACACCCTCTGGTCGTGAGTTTTCTTTTCCTGATGTAATTAGAAAATCAAGTGGGCGCATATCCCACTTTACACAAATAAAGAACTATCCGGTACAGTCATTCGCTACGGCTGACATTGTACCAATTGCACTGATACACATTGATAAACTGCTTGACAGCATGAAGTCTTGTGTGGTAAATACAGTACACGATTCGATTGTTATTGATGTTCACCCTGATGAAGAGAGGGCAGTCATAGAAGCAATCAATACTACTAACAGGGAGTTACCTAATTTGATTACAACACGGTGGGGAATAGACTTTAATGTACCCCTATTATTAGAGTCAAAAATAGGTTCAAACTGGCTTGACACTAAAGACGTAGCGTGATATAACTATGCACTATTCGATGAAAAGGAGAAAATGAATGACGCAAATTACAACTATTAATACTGCTGACTATGCAGCAATGGCTAAACTGATGGGAACAGCGCATGAAAAAACTACCTCATCTTCTAGTTCACTAGCACGTCTACGCATTAACCACACCCCAATCATGGGGCCAGCAGAGGTTAATGGTAAGACCGTTAATGTTGAAGTAGTTGAGGGTGGGGCATACAAGCTGGATATTCCCGATGGCCCAACATACTACTCATCTTCTGTGAAGATACGTCCGTTTATGCAACGCTTTATGCATAAGCGTTTTATTCAGGGAGATGCTAAGAATCCTAATCGGTATGTCAAAACAGTGATGTCCGATAACCTTGATAATGATCTGAAGGACAATGCAGGTACGTTTAACTGTGGTAAGTCTTCTGGTTTTATTAAGGATTGGAATGCCCTGCCAAAAGCAACACAAGACCTTCTGCGTTCTATTAAGCGTGTACGGGCTGTGTTTGGTAGGGTAGAGATGATCAATCCAACTGATGAACGGGGTAATGCTGTTGAGTTGGCAAATACACCATTCATCTGGGAGATTGATAATAAAGATGCCTTCAAAGAAATTGGTGGGTGTTTTACTGCTCTCGCAAAGCAGCAGAGGCTTCCTATCTTTCACATTATCACTGCTAATACCAGTGAGCGTAAAATCCCTACTGGTGCATCCTACTACGTGCCAGTGGCTTCACTAGATACTAGCGTGTCTATTGATCCAGAGCCAGAGGATAATGAATTGTTGTCTGACTTTATGTCTTGGGTGGATAATTATAATAATTATATCATCAAGGATTGGGAAGAAAAGCGTAGTGTGCAGATGGAAGAAGATGATGTAAATGTTGTCGATGATATCGTTGACATCGAACTTGATGATGAAGAGGTAGCATAATGCATCATCCTGCCGAACTATCCCTGTACAAGTACATGGAAGATGCTACACATGGTAAAACGGAAATGTCTGATGCCACTATTAAACAGGTGGCTGACGACATCTCTGAAGCACTACGTAAGCAGTTTGGCAGTGGGAAGAAGAGGGGCGACTTCAAGTTGCGTATGTCTAATGTAGGTCGCCCCACTTGCCAACTCTGGTATGACAAGAACAAGCCAGAGGCAGCACGTCCACTACCAAACACATTTGTGATGAACATGATGCTTGGCGATATTGTAGAGGCAGTGTTCAAAGGACTATTAAAGGAAGCAGGAGTTAAGTATGAAGACCCTGAACATGTTACACTTGAATTGGATGGCACATCCGTTAATGGAACATACGATATTGTTATTGATGGTGCTGTTGATGATGTTAAGTCAGCTTCAGATTGGTCCTATCGTAACAAGTTTGAGTCATATGAAAAACTTGCTGCTGGAGATGGGTTTGGCTACGTAAGTCAACTTGCAGGTTATGCCAAGGCTTCTGGAAAGAAGGTTGGTGGCTGGTGGGTTGTCAACAAAGCTAATGGAAATTTTAAGTATGTACCAGCATCAGGACTTGACTTAGACACAGAAATAGCTAAGATACAAAAGACAGCAGACACAGTAAAGGAGAATAAATTTGAAAGATGTTTTCAACCTGTACCAGAAAAGTTTAGAGGTAAAGAGACTGGTAATAAAGTTCTTAATGATGGGTGTAGGTTTTGCGCTTATCGTTTTGATTGTTGGGATGGCCTAACAGAAAGAAATGCTGTTATGTCACAGGCTAAGATGCCACCTATGGTAAGTTATATAGGAGATGTAGTTGTACCATAATTCGTGGAGAATAGCCCGTAAGTACGGATATCGCAGTAATCTTGAGATGGTTATCTCAGATAAGTTAAAGTCAGACAGAGTAAAGTTTAAGTATGAAACTACAAAAATTGAATGGGAAGACATAGCATACAGAACTTATACGCCTGACTTTATACTTAATAATGGCATTATTATTGAGGTTAAGGGTAGGTTTACTATAGCAGACAGACGAAAGCACGTGCTTGTACGTAAACAACACCCTAACCTTGATATACGTTTTGTGTTTGAGAATAGTCAGAACAAAATACGTAAGGGTTCAAAAACTACTTATGCTATGTGGTGTATAAAAAATAACTTTAGATACTATGATCGTATCATACCAGAAGATTGGGTAAAAGAAAAAGGTAAGGACAACCATCCTATATTTATACGTCATAAAAATTCAACAGTAAAAAGGAGAGCAAAAAAATGAGTCGAGAAAAAATGTTTGACAATATTAACGACGAAGACTTTATTATACGAGTTCGTCCTTCTGCTGATGAGGATGGTAATTGGGATGGGGAGATAGATATATCTATACTGGCTTTTCCAGATAACCCTATGTATGATGAAGACTATGGTCAGATTATGCACTTCTGTAAGATGATGTGTGCAAGCGTTCCAGTTATGGAACAGGCAGATAATATTCGTAACATTATACATGAGTATGTATTAAAAGTTATTGACAATGAGATGGAGATTGATGTAGAACTAGAGGAAGAGATAGGTGTAGAGAAAACATATGATGGCAATGTTGTTCATCTTACATTCAACACTAAGACAGGAGGTTCTGCATGAGACACGAGGAGTATATGAAACAAGCATCTAAGCAGTCTGACGTACTACAGGATATCATAGGTACAGCAGATCGTATCTGCGATAAGATTGATATGGTCAATAGTCCTTCACACTACAATCAGTCTGGCATTGAGTGCATCACTGCTATTCAGGCCGCACTAGGCCCAAACTTTAAGTACTACCTACAGGGTAATATTATGAAGTATCTGTGGCGTTTCGACTACAAGGGTAAGCCGTTAGAGGACTTAGATAAAGCACAGTGGTATCTCAATGCTCTAAGGGAAGATGTGGCGGCTAGTGATGAGAGTTAAAGTATTTATTACTCTTGACATTGATGAAGAGGAATACCCCATACCTGCCGATGGTCAGGTTGGGGAAGAAATAGAAGATGGTATAGCGGAGTACTTCTATGATGTAGATGGTGCTGACATAAGAACAATTAGAACGATAACGGAGTGAGAGATGAACAACTATCTGCCTACAGACTATCAGAACTTTATTGCACTTTCTAGGTACGCCCGATGGAAAGAAGACGAACAGCGTCGTGAGACATGGGGCGAAACAGTAGAACGATACTTTGATTATATGACGAAGCATCTCAAGAACAAGCACAAGTATGTCCTGTCGGATGAACTACGTGGTGAACTTGAACAGGCTGTGTTGAATCAGGATGTCATGCCTAGCATGAGAGCATTGATGACTGCCGGACCTGCACTGGACAGATGCCACGTAGGTGGATACAACTGTTCATACGTGCCTGTAGACCATCCCCGTGCATTCGATGAGACAATGTACATACTCATGTGTGGCACAGGCGTAGGCTTCTCTGTTGAGCGTGAGAACGTAGACAAGCTGCCTATGGTCAATGAAGACATGCAGGAAACAGATACAATAATCAAGGTGGGTGACAGCCGCCCCGGCTGGGCAACATCCCTGCGTGAATTAATATCTTTGTTGTATGCTGGCAAGATTCCCAAGTGGGATGTGTCAGAGGTACGCCCTGCTGGTGCAAGGCTGAAGACATTTGGTGGACGGGCTAGTGGCCCTGCACCGCTGGAAGAACTGTTTCAGTTTATCATCGACAAGTTTAAAGCAGCTACGGGCCGTAGATTGTGGCCTGTAGAATGTCACGATATCATGTGTAAGATTGGTGAGGTTGTAGTCGTAGGTGGTGTACGTCGTAGCGCACTCATCAGCCTGTCCAATCTTGGTGATGACCAGATGGCACATGCTAAGTCAGGTCAGTGGTGGGAGAACGAAGGACAACGTGCGTTGGCTAATAACAGCGTAGCCTACAAGGGCAAGCCAGAGATGGGTACATTCATGCGTGAGTGGGTATCCCTGTACGAAAGCAAGTCCGGTGAGCGTGGTATCTTCAACCGTCAGTCTGCAAGGGTACAGGCAGCTAAGAATGGTCGTCGTGAGGCAGACCATGAGTTTGGTTGCAATCCATGTAGTGAGATTATCCTGCGCCCCTATCAGTTCTGTAATCTGTCAGAGGTAGTTGTACGTGCATCAGACACACAGCAGACACTGACAGAGAAGGTTCGCCTTGCTACAATTTTGGGTACGTTTCAGTCTACACTGACTGACTTTAAATATCTACGTAGAGTATGGAGAAAGAACACAGAAGAAGAACGCTTGCTTGGTGTATCTCTGACAGGCATCATGGACAATGACATGATGGCAGGTAAGTCAGCACACCTTGGCAAGAACATTGGTGCTACGTTGAATGCACTCAAGGAGCAAGCAATCGAAACCAATGCAGTTATGGCTAAACAGCTTGGTGTTCCACAGTCTGCAGCCATCACCTGTGTAAAGCCTAGCGGCACGGTATCACAGCTTGTAGACAGTGCATCTGGCATTCATGCAAGGCACAACCCATACTACATTCGCACTGTAC